CACCACCCAAGCCCTGCTGAGATTCAGACAGGGAGGTTTTCTTCGACTACCAACTGATGAGCCTGAAGAAGTACAGTTATTCAAGAGCCGCCGTCACGCTGCATATTACTAGGCACTGAGAACCAACATGGCTACACAGAAGTTCATGGGTAAGAACCAGTTGATTGACCGTCTATCGGCACAGATCGGCTCACGGGAAACCGCCCTCGAAGTTCTGAAAAAGCGTGGGCACGTGGATGACAAGGGCAACTTGACAGCCGCTGGCAAGAAGCGCGATGCCATGACCGCAGAAGAACGTGCTCTGGACAGGGCAAGTACAAAATCAGCGTCGGGCAAAAAACCCGATGCATTCAAGTACAACCCCCGCACCAATCGTGCGACTCTCAAGAGGCGTTAATGATTCCAACAGACTACTTTCGTCCTATCTTCAAGGGCTCAACTCTGAAGAAGCCGCTGTTGGAGATAGCACATACGGCTATAGAGTGGCATAGTCACTACAACTTTGACGTTACTCCTGTACCTCCAGAATTGATGGAGCAAGACCCTGTGCTACGGCGGCTGATGGCTGATTACAGCTTTGTGGGCGGAATAGCACGTATGCCAGAAAACACTTGCTACAACTGGCACACGGACACGGATCGTCAAGTCGGTGTAAATATGCTTTTGGAAGACGGCGGGGACAGCCGTTGCTTGTTTGCAGACACCACCACAGACGTAGTATTTCCGTTCTGGGAACTAAAGTACCTACCTAAAACGTACTACGTGTTTAACACACAAGCACCGCACACCGTCTACAATTTTACAAAGCCACGGTATCTGTTTACCTTGGAGTTTTTCGATAAAGACCGCGCACTGACATTTGCAGAACTCTGCTCTGTAGTTAGCGTTAATTTCCCTTAAGGATTGTATGGCTACTAACATTGATAAAGGGCTGTACCAAGCCCCACTGGGCCTTGAAGATGCTGGGCAAGAGCAAGAGCCCATTGAGATCGAGATCATTGATCCCGAAGAGGTGAACATCCGCGCTGGGGATATGGAACTCTCCATCGAAAAAGGTGAAGAAGACGAGAGCTTTGACGAGAATTTGGCTGAAGAGATGGATGAGGGGGCCATGTCTGAGATGGCTGGAGACCTCGTTGATGACATAGATAACGACAAAGCTTCACGCAAGGACTGGGAAAAAGCCTACACCGAGGGTCTGAAACTGCTAGGTTTGCAATACGAGGAACGTACTGAGCCTTGGAACGGTGCTTGTGGCGTGTTTCACCCCATGATTACTGAGGCCGTGATCCGCTTCCAGTCAGAAACCATCACCGAGACTTTCCCTGCATCAGGGCCAGTACGCACAAAGATCCTTGGTAAGGAAACGCCAGAGAAGAAGGAAGCCGCTGTTCGTGTCGAGGATGACATGAACTATGAACTCACCGAAATCATGCGGGAGTTCAGGCCAGAACATGAGCGGATGCTATGGAGCCTCCCGGCCACGGGTTCTGCGTTCAAGAAAGTGTACTACGACCCATCACTGGGGCGTCAAGTTTCGATCTTCATTCCAGCAGAAGACATCATTCTTCCATATGGTACGTCTGACCTAGACACTTGCTACCGCCTCACCCATGTGATGCGTAAAACCAAGAACGAGGTGCTGAAGCTGCAACAAGCGGGCTTCTACAGAGATATTGAGTTGCCTGACCCGACTAAAGAGTCTGATGACATCCAGAAAGCCAAGGACAAAGAGACTGGCTTCAGCGATCTTAACGATGATCGACTGACTATCTATGAGTGCCACGTGGATCTTGACCTCAAGGGATTTGAGGATAAGGACGACAAAGGCGAAGAAACGGGGATCTATCTTCCGTATGTTGTCACTTTAATCAAAGGATCCAATGAAGTCCTTGCTATTAGGCGGAACTGGAAAGAGGACGACGACCTCAAGCTCAAGCGTCAGCACTTCGTCCATTATCAGTACATCCCCGGTTTTGGCGCGTATGGCTTTGGCCTATTCCATCTCATCGGAGGATATGCGAAGTCAGCTACTAGCATTATGCGACAGTTGGTTGACGCAGGAACGCTGTCCAACCTACCCGGAGGACTCAAATCCCGAGGACTGCGAATCAAGGGAGACGACACCCCCATCGCCCCCGGAGAGTGGCGAGATGTAGATATTGGCTCTGGAGCCTTGCGCGACAACTTGCTGCCACTTCCATACAAGGAACCAAGTGCGGTTCTGGCTGGATTGCTGGACAAGATCGTTGATGAGGGTCGTCGCTTCGCTGCATCTGCTGATATGAACGTCAGCGATATGTCGGCTAACGCTCCTGTTGGTTCAACTCTGGCGATCCTTGAGCGACAGCTTAAGGTGATGACGGCGGTTCAGGCTCGGGTTCACTATTCGTTCAAGCAAGAGTTACAACTCCTCGCCGCAATCATCCGTGACTATACGGATGATACGTATGACTACGACCCCGGCGATGACAGTACGGGAGCCAAGAAGTCAGACTATTCCCACGTAGATATCATCCCGGTCAGTGATCCTAACGCTGCAACTATGAGTCAGCGTGTTGTGCAGTATCAGGCTGTGATCCAGATGGCGCAGATGGCCCCTGAGATTTACAACCTCCCACAACTGCACCGTGCCATGTTGGATGTCTTGGGCATCAAGAACGCCGAAAAGCTTGTCCCACTCCCTGACGACATGAAGCCAAAAGATCCGGTCACGGAGAACATGGACATCCTGAAGTGCGAGCCGCTGAAGGCATTCATCTTCCAAGACCATGAGTCGCATATCCAAGTGCATATGTCGATGACCCAAGATCCAACGATTACGCAACTGATCGGTCAGAACCCCAAGGCTCAACAGATGATGAGCGCGGGTATGGCCCACATCGCTGAACACGCTGCGTATGCGTACCGCCAGAAGATCGAGCAGCAGTTAGGTATGCAGATGCCTCCGGAAGACAGCGAAGTGAAGCTGGATCCAGAAGTCGAGAACGCTATGTCGCAGATGATGGCTCAAGCAGCGCAGCAAGTGCTCCAGATGAGTAAAGCAAACCAAGCGCAACAGCAAGCTCAACAAGCTCAGCAAGATCCGATTGTTCAGATGCAGCAGCAGGAACTGCAACTTAAGCAGCAGGAAGTCCAGATCAAGCAGCAAGAATTGCAGATCAAGCAACAGGTTGCCGTGCATAAGGGGCAGATGGACGAGAAGAAACTCGCTGCTGATACTGCGGCCAAGGCTGATCAGTTGGAGGCTCAAAAGGCCCAGATTGACGGGGAGTTGCAGCTTGGCGCAATGCAGGTTCAGATCAAGACCAAGGCAGAACAAGACAAGTTGGCTGCTCAACAAGAGCGTGATGGCACTCGCATGGGTATCGACATCGCTAGGGCCAAGGCGCAAGACAACCACAACACTAGGAAGCAGCGAGTTGAGGAGCGCATCAGTGCTGCAAAAGTTAAACAAGAAACTTCCAAGACGAAACCAACAGAATGATTACTACCTTCGCACGTGTATTGCGCGACCAAATACGCACTGATATGAACAACTATACGGACGATATAGCCACGGGCGTCTGCAAAACTTTTGACGAATATCAAAAACTCTGCGGGGTTATTCAGGGTCTAGCCCTCGCGGAGCGTTACTTACTTGACCTTGCTAAGAAAGTTGAAGAATCCGATGAGTAACCTCATTCTGCCTCCCGGTCTAATCCTTCCACAGATCCAACCACGTGAAACTCAAGAGGAAGATATTCCTATTGAAGAGCGCGGTAAGTCGCTCCCCGAACCCTCGGGCTGGCGTATTCTGTGCATGGTTCCTGATGTCTCCGACAAACTTGAGGGCACTGACCTCGATCTGGTCAAGGCTACCGCTTCGCTACGGCAAGAGGAGCACTCAACCACAGTACTGTTTGTTGTGAAACTCGGCCCCAAAGCCTACCAAGATGTCGATAAGTTCGGTGATACGCCTTGGTGCAAGCAAGGTGACTTCGTGCTTGTCCGCGCATACTCAGGTACGCGATTCAAGGTGTTTGGCAAGGAGTTCCGCATGATCAATGACGATCAAGTGGAAGGTACTATCGAAGACCCACGTGGCATTAGCCGCGCTTAAGGAGTAATGCATGGAACCATATGTCTTTCCAGACGAAAAAGAAGACAAGAACGAAGTAGTCGTTGGTGAGGATTCATCAGAGATTGAAATCGAGATTGTTGACGATACTCCTGAACAAGATCGTGGCCGCAAGCCGCTTGAGCGTGAAGTCGAAGATCCATCTGAGGATGAGATTGAAAACTACTCGGATAAGGTCAAGAACCGTATCAAGGAGTTGACCCATGCACGGCATGATGAGCGTCGGGCTAAGGAAGCAATCCAACGCGAACGTGAAGAGCTTGACAAGCTCACGAAGCATCTTCTTGACGAGAACAGAAATCTCAAGAGGTATGTGAACGATGGCACGCAGCACTACGCTACGACTATCAAGTCTGCTGCTGAAGCTGAAATGGCTATGGCTCGCAAGATGTACAAGGAAGCACAAGAAGCTTTCGATGCTGATGCGATCATTAAGGCCCAAGAAGCTCTCACCGATGCAAAGTGGAAACTCGAAGAGGCGAAAAGATTTAACCCAACCTCTTTACAGATAGACGAAACTGATGTACAACCTCGTCAATCTATCCCCCAACAAGTAGAACCAGATCAGAAGACACAGCGCTGGATGCAAAAAAACCAGTGGTTTGGATCTCCGGGGTACGAGGAACTAACCAGCTTCTCACTAGGGCTGCATCAAAAACTAGTGAATAACGGTGTTGAACCGTCAAGCGATGATTACTTTAGGCAGATTGATTCGAGGTTGCACTCGACGTTCCCTGAAGTGTTCATTAAGGCCAAAACCTCTAAACCTGCGTCCGTAGTCGCATCTGCAACCCGCTCGACGGGGCCAAGGAAAGTATCTCTAACCGCTACGCAAGTAGCACTGGCTAAGAAATACGGTCTGACCCCTCAACAGTACGCCGCCGAAGTCGCAAAATTGGAGAATCAAAATGGCTGAAAACCGCACCCCCCGTGATCTTGAGACCCGCGAAAAACAAACGCGCTACGTATACAAACCCTCAAGTGCCCTTCCCGATCCAACCCCGCAAGCGGGTGTTGCGTTTCGCTATATTGCG